CCACGATGAAAGTGGTAAGTGGGAAAGACCTAATAATATATTAAATAACTGGCGGGTTACAAAAACCTGTTTAAGATTAGGTAGTAGAATTATTGGTAGATGCATGATGGGAAGTACATCAAACGCGCACGATAAAGGAGGTAAAAACTTTAAAAAACTTTATGATGACTCAGATGTTACCCAAAGAAACGCCAATGGACAGACTCGCAGCGGATTATATTCTTTGTTCATACCTATGGAATGGAACTACGAGGGATACATTGACGCTTATGGGTTACCTGTATTCGACACACCAGATAAACCGGTTGAAGGACCTCAAGGTGAAAAGATAAAAATAGGTGTAATAGAATACTGGGAGAACGAAGTAGAAGGTTTAAAGCAAGATCAAGACGGTCTTAACGAATTCTACAGACAGTTTCCTCGTACAGAAAAACACGCTTTTAGAGACGAAACAAAACAATCTTTGTTTAATCTAACTAAGATATACGAGCAAATAGATTTTAATGAAGATATGCGTAACTCTACAAATGTTACAAAAGGTAGTTTTCAATGGGAGAACGGCCAGCAAGATACTAGAGTTATATTTTCACCAAATAAAAACGGTAGGTTTTTAATATCGTGGATACCACCTTTGCATTTGCAAAATAAAAAATATAGTAAAAATGGTAGGTTCTACCCTGGAAATGAACACTTAGGCGCATTTGGATGTGACCCTTATGATATTTCAGGTACGGTAGATAAAAGAGGTTCTAACGGATCTCTGCACGGTTTAACTAAGTTTTCAATGGAAGACGCACCGCCAAATCATTTTTTCTTAGAATATATAGCAAGACCACAAACTGCTGAAATATTTTTTGAAGATGTTTTAATGGCTTGTGCTTTTTATGGTATGCCGATACTTGCTGAAAATAATAAGCCAAGACTTTTATATTACTTTAAAAAAAGAGGTTATAGAGGTTTTGCAATGAACAGACCAGATAGAACTAGAAACAAGCTATCTGTAACAGAAAAAGAGATAGGTGGAATACCGAACTCTAGTGAAGACATTAAACAAGCACACGCTGCAGCTATAGAATCTTACATAGAAAACTTTGTTGGATTAAAAGAAACTGGCTACGGCGATATGTATTTTCAAAGAACACTTGAGGATTGGGCTAAGTTTAATATTAACAATAGAACATCTCACGATGCATCTATTAGCTCAGGCCTAGCATTAATGGCCTGCAACAAGCACAGATACACACCAGTAAATATAAGAAAAACAGAACCCGTAGATATAGGTATTAAAAGATATGATAATAGGGGATATACATCAAAAATAATAAGTTAAATGAACGTTTATACTAACAATAACAGTTCTTTTCCTAGTCAAGTTGTAAGCAACGAAGAAAAAGGCACTTTAGAATACGGCAAGCAAGTTGCTCAGGCCATAGAGTTCGAGTGGTTTAGACAAGGCAGAACTAATGGAAATAGATATTTAACTAATTGGAATAACTTTCATAATCTAAGACTGTATGCTAGAGGCGAGCAGTCTATACAGAAGTATAAAGATGAGTTGTCTATCAATGGTGATTTATCCTATCTTAATTTAGACTGGAAGCCAGTACCAATTTTATCTAAGTTTGTAGATATCGTTGTTAACGGTATATCTCAAAAGTCTTACGATATTAAAGCATATGCTCAAGATCCTCAGTCTGTAAAGAAAAGAACAGAGTATGCTTCTAAGCTTTACGAGGATATGATTGCTAAAGATTATATTGAAAGCGTAAAAGAAACATTAGGTATTGATTTATATCAATCACCAGATCCAACAACTGTTCCAGAATCAAAAGAAGAGTTAGAGCTTAAAATGCAATTAAGCTATAAGCAGTCAATAGAAATAGCTGAAGAAGAAAGTATATCCACTGTTTTTGCTCAAAACAAGTATGATTTAGTTAGACGTAGACTTAATATGGATTTAACTGTATTGGGTATTGCTGCGGCTAAAACTAGTTTTAACACTGCTGAAGGTATTAAGGTTGATTACGTTGATCCAGCTTATATGGTTTATTCATATTCTGAAGATCCAAACTTTGAAGATATATACTATGTAGGTGAAGTAAAAGCTATAACAATACCAGAGCTTAAAAAAGAATTTCCTTATATATCTGAAAAAGAATTAGAGCGTATTCAAAATATGCCTGGAAACAGATCATATATAACTGGTTGGGGTGATTACGATGAAAACACTGTTCAAGTTATGTACTTTGATTATAAGACATACCATAACCAAGTGTTTAAAATAAAGCAAACTGATCAAGGGCTAATGAAGGCTATTGAAAAGCCAGATACATTTAACCCACCAGAAAATGATAACTTCGAAAGAGTATCTAGAACTATAGAAGTTCTTTACAATGGTGCTGTAGTTTTAGGAACAGATACAATGCTTAAGTGGGAGTTAGCTGAAAATATGTCAAGACCATACGCTGACACGACTAAGGTTGCTATGAATTATGCTATATGTGCACCTAGAATATACAAAGGTAGAATAGAGTCTGTTGTTAGTAAGTGTATGGGGTTTGCTGATATGATTCAAATAACGCATTTAAAGCTGCAACAAGTATTGTCAAGAATGGTGCCAGATGGTGTTTATCTTGATATGGACGGTTTAGCAGAGGTTGATTTAGGTAATGGAACAAACTACAACCCGGCTGAAGCATTGAATATGTATTTCCAAACTGGTAGTATTGTTGGTAGATCACTAACGCAAGACGGAGACCTTAACCACGGTAAAGTACCTATTCAAGAGCTTAACAGTTCTAGCGGTGGTGGTAAAATACAAAGCCTTATTCAAACGTATCAATACTATTTACAAATGATACGTGACGTGACAGGGCTTAATGAAGCTAGAGATGGTAGTACGCCTGATAAAAACACTTTAGTAGGTTTACAGAAACTAGCCGCTAACGCGTCGAATGTAGCGACTAGACATATTGTTCAGTCCAGTTTATATTTGACTCTTAAAGTGGCAGAAAATGTTTCACTAAAAGTGGCTGACGCTTTACGTTTTCCATTAACTAGAGCATCGTTACAAAACTCTATATCTACGTACAACATAAAATCATTAGATGAGGTTGTAGATTTAAATCTTCATGACTTTGGCATATTCTTAGAATTAGAGCCTGATGAAGAAGAAAGAGCTCAGTTAGAGCAGAATATACAAGTTGCATTACAGTCTGGAGGTATTGACTTAGAAGATGCTATTGATATACGTCAAATTAAAAACCTTAAGTTAGCTAATCAAATGCTAAAGATTAAGCGTAAGGTTAAAATGGAACGTGATCAAGCTGCTCAACAAGCTAATATCGCAGCTCAAGCAGATGCTCAAGCACAAACAGCTGAGAGAACTGCTATGGCTGAAGTTCAAAAACAGGAGGCTGTAGCATCAACTAAAGTTGATATTGAAAAAGCCAAGCAAGAGATGGAAATGCAGAAAATGCAAGTTGCAGCTCAAATAAAGCAAGCTGAAATGGAAAGACAGTTCCAATACGATATGCAGCTTAAGCAAATGGATATTCAAGTAGAAAGAAACAAAGAACAGTTTATAGAAGATCGCAAAGATAAAAGAACAAAAATACAAGCGACCCAACAAAGTGAAATGATAAGCCAAAGAAAAAACGATGGCTTACCAATAGACTTTGAAAATCAACCAGACCAAGGTCTTGGTGCCTTTATGTAGGCAAATCAATTTTTTAAATTATATTATATTATGTCAACAGAAGTAAAACAAGAAGGTGAGTTTAAGCTTAAATCTAAAAAGAAAAAAACACCTAAAAAATTAAGCAAATCAAACGAAGTAACTAAAGTAGACTTAACAAAGCCAGAGGCTCAAGGAGAAGTTATACCTGATGTTATTAAAGTTGAAATACCAAAAGAAGATGCCGTTCAAACACAAGAGACAGATGATAGCAATGTTATTGTCGAAGAGCCCAAAGACAGTGGCGACAGCAAAGAAGTGGTTGAAGAAATACGGACCACCGAAGAAACAGTAGAATCTCCAATAGAAATTATTGAAGAGGTTGGTGAAGTAGAAAAAGAATTAAAAGAAGCTATAAGAGATGAAAAGGTTTTAGGTAAGCAATTGCCTGAAAACGTTGAAAAGCTAGTTTCTTTTATGGAAGAAACCGGAGGCAGCGTAGAAGACTACGTGAGGTTAAACGCTGATTACTCTAGCGTAGACGATACTACATTGTTGAAAGAGTATTACAAAAAAGAAAAACCATATCTTGATAGTTCAGATATTGATTTGTTATTAGAAGATTTTCAATATGACGAAGATTTAGACGAAGATAGAGATATACGCAAGAAAAAACTTGCATTT